GTCACATATAGTAGATTTTAATTCTCTTAGAATGTACGTATTATAGCTCACGTACAAGCTCTAACTTGTTTTGAATGGGTGGCTAGAAACCCATTGCAGCTTAATTAAGCTGCTGGAACTGAATTCTCGTAATACATACGAGGCAGTCCCGTCCACATATAAACCTGGAAATCCTCTCCAGTTGAATACCACTCGTCAATGTTAGTGACGATGTTATTCGATGCGGTAATGTTGAAGCGCCATGTAGGATCAAACACTTCAACACCTGTATAATTTTCCTCTTTCCCTGGAGAAAACCTATACCTGGAATACCAAGGTACCTCTATTTCGGCAACATTATTAACACTCGCATTGATATATGAAGTACCATCTAATGCAAATGTCGGCATGGTGGGTGACGTAATGTCGGTAATTCCACATTGTACTGACCGAGATGCAGCGACAGAATCAGTAGGTAAAACTGCCAAAGCAGTTTTAAACTGAGCGTACTCTCCTCCAACCGCAATTGGATTTCGCTGCATGTATATTGTCATTTCATCGTTAGTACTTTTAGCCCTGCGGGGTGTTAAGCGCCAACGCATTGAACCTCTATGCCCTTGGAAAGCATAGCGGACCCAATGAAATAACGTGGTATTACAATAATTATACGGTGCTGCGGCTGCTGTAGTATGAACTGCATCAGTCACATTGCCCCTCAAATAGGGCATCATACATCGAATACCTCCTGTAACACCTCTTGAATCTTCCATTGAAAATGTGGAATGCAAAGCCCACCTTTTCAGTAATGGTCGAAATGAGGCTAGTGATTCACCAATATAAACTTTATTAATATCGGTGAGGTCCTGTTCACTAGGACCCAAGCTCATAGCCAACTCTTGTAAGGGTGCAGACGGCTCTGTTGTTCCTTGGGAATCAGGGACAATAGAATCAGCCATCCACTCACCAGACTGAGCTTCAAAACCAGCTTGGGGTTTAAATACGAAATTGGTAATGTTGCGGGAATCGGGTACGAATACCTCAAAATCATCCCCTGCAGAAACAAAGACGTTTATTTCAATATCATTGTTTGTAGTACTGTTAGGTACTGTCAATTCATTCAGAATATAAACGGCTAGTGTTCCATTACCAACATCTTTACTAAGAAATGGTGCTGTACGATAAACAACTTCGGCAGGTTCATCTCCAGGGTAATGGTGTTCGAGTAACGTGTACTCTTGACCATTACCAATTTCCATAGTAAAATCTTGTTCCTTTGAGATATCTACAATTCGCATGTAATTTGTATTATATTCTACATTGTCTATTCTATTAGGTTCATATACAAATTTCAAACGTCCTTTGTGGAAATTCGAACATACGATTTGAAATCGATACTTCATAGTACCGGTCCAATATCTAAAAGGTAAGGAAGCCATACAACATGGCGGAAACAGATAACCCTTAGGTATCGTACCTGTTTCAGCCCACGTAACGGGAGAAATACGTGTGTTCCATAGCACGGACTCGGGCGCGGTACCGACAGCCCACGAAAACTTTGTTAAATAAGATTCTCGACTAGCAATATTGCGGATGTTCATAGGATCATCTCCTGATAAACCTGCTATTCTAGGATCTATTGTTAGTTCTTGTTTATCATCGACTGTTAATTTCGATACCAGTTGTGGTACATTAGTGACGGCGAAAGAGCCACTATTGTAAGGTTTATAGGGATCTGGTGCTTTTGTAATTGGAGGAGCACAGTAACCAAACATTTTGGCTACACCTCCTATTACATCTGCAGCTTTCGCTGTGGCCATAGCATACGGTGCTATAGCTGAAATCCCAGACAATGTTCTAGCTGTTTTCGCAACAACAGAAGCAGGTCCAGAAATCATCCCTGTCTTGTTAGCTTCGTCAATTTCTTTACCAGACTGTGGTACAAAGTCAGTGTTCGTGAGAACGGACAATGAAACATCTTCAGCCCAGGCAAAGATACTGATAGTCACAACATCACTAGCTCCATTGGCGTGTTTTAATTGATTAATATCTCTCAGATAACACGAACCCATTTGAGCCCAATCCCCATCGGGGATGTTCAAATAGTTCTTATGATAAAAGAAAGGTAAAATCATTTCACCTCCAGTGGATGTTGTTGGGTCCAAATAAATATGCGGTAATTGTGTAGTTTGGACTAAATCAGCACTAACTAACGAAGAGTTAGTAGACAAATCGTCAAACGTTTCTAAGGGTAGATACGCTAAAACTGATCTGCCGTATTGAAAACCATTACCATTGATAATTACTTTCAAATGCAATTTGCATCGCAATAAATTAAAAGTATTTATTCTATCTAAAACTCTCTGATTCTCAAAATAATCTTTCCAAGGATTGAAATTCTCTGTTAGGGTCACTGATGTGGCCCATTCGTACTCTCGAATTTTAATCGGACGGCTGAAGAAATTACCTAGAGTGGCATCATCAGAATCTTGCAACTTCCGTGTAGGATCGATTTCAGAATCGACCACATACATTTTAGTAGCAACTTGATCAGAAAAAGCCACATTTTGAGATTTAGAATCTAGTGAGGTTTTCATTAAAGATACACCTTCAACCCCAGATTGAATAGTGAATTTGTAGTCTAACAGTGTAGACTTAAAATTCGGATCTTTGAGAGCATAAGCTTTGGCAGCTTCTATTTGCTTCATTTTCAATTTGAGATTTTGCTCGTAGATACGAGCAAAGGTCTTATCTTTAAGCTTTTTACTTTTCTTCTCTTTGAGGTCGGAACCTGCTTGAGGAGTAAAGTTCGAGGAATCCACCTCTAACGGTTTGGTTTTAGCACCGCTAACTATTGTTATTTCTTTTGGCAAATCGCCGGGTAGTAAACATTGACCAGATCAAATTGTTGGAACCTATCATCTCTTAGATCTATCGAGAGTAGGCTGCACCTTTCCTGAAACGGTATTCAGGTGCTGTTCATCTATCAAGCCTATACATACTTCATAAAGTGCAAAAGTAGTATCGCATGGTATCCAATAATAGATGACAATTTTGCTTAGCCTCAGTTTTGAAACTGGCACTCGTTTAAAGCCTGAGTTGGGCTTGTCTATTGAATAAAACTCAATAATTTATTGGGTAGTGAAAGACTCTTGTGATCTCTCTACTTTCTGCCTATCTGTATAGGTGTATTCCCAATTATCCACGCGATCTTCATACGTCTCGTCCAATAATGTACATAAATGTGAAATATCTGCTTGTGCAGCTACTTCTTTCATTTGTTGGCGACGAAATTCGTATTTTTCAGGTCCATGATTGAACCATTCACGTAGTCCAGTGTCAATATTGAGGGCACAAGCTTGCTCTGGTGTATTCACACAACCTTTCGGTCGCATATAACAGTGCAAACTTTTGAAGACACTCTTATCAAGAAGAGCGCCAATGTTCATCTTAAGGCGTGGGTGATATACGTTAAATCGTTTAAGAAATTCGAACTCACCAGGCTCCAAATAGGGTCTCAATTCACTTTCTTTGTCAGGCATAGTGTAAATTTGACCGTACGAAGCTAAGAATTCTGAACAACCCTTAATATTAAATTCAGGGTAGGCAGGATGGACACTACCAATGTTATCATCACCATAAGTCATCATGTGAGCAGCATCTCTAAATTTGATATCATGAGAATATTTTGTATAAAAATAATTTCTCAGATTCAAACTCCCACAGATTCCGTTCAAAATAACTGTTAGTGAATTACCACTGATGTGTGTACCTTCTTGCAGTCCTACTAAATCCCCATTGAAAGCAATAAGCGAGTAAACTAAATCACCCGTCATCGTTTCCATAACTCTTAGATCATCCTCAGAATAATCTTTCTCACGAGCCAAGTCAATCAAAATGCGCAATGCAGCGAATAATAATTGACTAGGAATCTTTTGGTCGTATTTGCCATAATCACCTCCAAACAATCTATCCTCACCAAAAGAGGTTGCATGTTTATAGAATTCGTCCCACTCAGGGCCATGGCAATTAATTCCTACAGCACACTCAGAAGTGAGTGGATTCATCTGTAGAAATCGCAATACAGGCAAATAGTACTTACGAACCAAAAAAGTCAATGCAATGGGATTACCATAAAAAATACGGCATTTTCCTTTTGCTACAGGCAAAACTTCATCCTTCTTACATGCTTTGGCTACTGTATAAGCACGTTGTCCCTTTTTGTAAAATGATTCTACTCTATCTATTTCATCCTTAATAACTTTGTCGAATTTACGGTTCAACTTTCCATTCTCGTCAGGATCTACATCTTCTACATACTTGGTTTTAGCTCCCGTAAGAGGATAACCAATAGAAGTGCTTAGATTGATAGCATCAATGAATTTACATCCAGGGATTCCATTTAGGTTGTTATGATCTGACAGAGGAGAAATCTTCCAATCTCGACTCTTGATCAATTTCAACAGTGGTTCCTTATAATCTCTAACAGAAACTGCTAGAAGATCATGTGGAAAGGGTTTACCAGCATGACTGGCATTGGCTAAACAAGTTTGCCATCCAAACCATTCTGGTTTCATTTTGGGTGCTCCCCATATATTTTTGACTCCACAAATATCTGCCACTTTCTCTGAAATTGGAGTTTTACGAACATCCGACCTAGAAGTCACAGCTCCTGGGCATGTTCCATAATACTCAAATTGAGATCCAGTGGGTAAATAATTCATGGGGCTCTTAGGATGGAGAGGTGTACTAAGCAAAATATCTTTACCTAATACTTGAGGTGTGAATTGTTCAGCTGTACCCGAAAGTATAACTCCTTCCACACCTTGAAGCGCCTCGTAAGCCGCTTTAAGTTGTGCTACTGTGATAGTACCAAAACAACCTTGCGGTCTATCTTGAATACCACCCAAGTGGATACCGGTTATAACACCAGTCTTGGTATCAGACACAATAACTGCACCACACATACCGTTGAACGTATTCATTGATAGTTTGGTGTATTCACCTCCTTTAAATTGGCATGTGCCATTAGAAGTGAGTTTAATTGATGCATATCCTTTACCAGTCAATACAATTCCATCTCTCTTCCGCCATTGGACAATCAAACCATGATCTGATAAATCTCCCGTAGGAAAATAATTAGTCAAATCACGATATGAACCTCCAGTAGATGAATAACAAATGCGAAGATCTGTATTAGGTATCTTATGGGATGCACTTTTACACAAACGAGTTTGGAAAGTCCCACCGCCAGCGGTAGGATTCTCCTTATAACATGTTACCAATAATGAATCAGATTCAAAATAGTGATCAGGTATAACTAACACATTTGATTTTAGGAAAAATACATTTGCCATTAACACTCTAGTATCATTAACCTTAACACTGGCATATCTTAAATTCTTTTGCACTAAATCTGCTAATTTCAGACCGGATATGGATCCGGATTGAATAGCACTAGGCAAAGTCCTTTGGAAAACACCAGCCCAAACATTGGGTTGAGCATCACGAGCTTTAATATCCTCAGGGGAATCTGGCTCTAATGCGCTTTGTTCAGGTTTCAACTTTCTCCACGATCCATACACTTTAGCTATAAGATATAAACCAGCAATAGCTGCTGATCCGTAGCAAATAGTTTTAGCATATTTATCTCGTGTTGATTTGATGATAGATGGCAAATTATCATTTCTTTCTTTTAACTCATTAATGAGATCCTTCTTAACGCGTGAAGTATTGAATACTTTACTGAAGGTTACCGTCATAGCGAGTGTGAAGAAGAAAAGATCCCAGCGAAAATACAATACAAATAGATTGAAAAACAGGGCTGCCCAACTAAGGGTAATCTGCTTAGATTTCATATCTTCTTTGTAATACCAACAAACAAAATCCACAAATTGTGGGTTATCCAAATATTCTTCAGGTACTAAACACATCCAATCCCATTTCTTAAGAAACTCATTGGTTTTGTTATAAAGTACATTTGTTGCAGAATCTTCAAGTCGTGTCAAAAATGAATCGCGGTCTTTCGTAAATCTCTTGGTGATTTTACGATAAGTGGTACGCATAGCGATTGCCGTCGCAATACCAAATTGCTTTTCAAATACTTCTTCACAGAATATTTCATCTGTGGTGGGGTTGAGTGGATGATCAGGACAATATCCATGTAATTGCTTACACATTGGAAATGCACACTTTTTGAGCGTATTGCTACGCGCTTTCATAGCGTCCATCATCGCAAATTGATTTGTCCTGTGATCAGTGTAATGTTCAATAGCACAAGCTATTGCTTTCCAAGCCGGAACATCAACCATAGCTTCACCTCTCCATACAATAGGTTGGTATAACCCAACTCTATTTTCTGTAGATGGTATAGCTTTTTCAACAGTAATGTCCCAGATATTTTCTATAGACTGTGGTTCATAAGTACCATCAGTAGTATAAAATTCTCTGACTTTCCTAGAATCAACTCCGCAGGGGTTACCTGCATTGTCAAGTCTCTGGAATTCTCGTTTACATTTTACTGTCATGATCAAGTCCATTCGCCTTTGAATAGAATAGGGACAATTAGAATACATTCCTGCATCTAAGTCCTTCTTATTAGTTGTAACCAATACAACCTCAGGCTCAACAAAACATTTTCCTTTAGCTTCAAGTTCAGCTTTAGGGGCATAATACATCTGATTATTACAAATATCGATAATTGCTCTTGTAGGAGGTTTCTCGACGAAATCTGATTTTTCATTAGCCATGTCGTCCAATATTGCTACGAGTTTATCACTCGTCCAGTTAGAGAAAAATTTATCTCCGGGGTTAAGGGCTACCCTATATTCCTTGCTCACTGGTAAATCAGCTGATGTCATCAAAGCATCAATCAACTGATCTCCAAATGTAGTCTTTCCTTGACTACTAGCACCAAACAACTCAACAGCAAATGGTGAGCGACGTGTGCCAGAGCTAATTTTAAGGGTAACGAGTTCTTGTTTAATACCCATGCATTTAGTAACTTTATCAGTTACAAGTTTCTTATCGAGACCTGTTGTACTGGCCATGACATTCTTCAGTTGTAAAATGAGTCTGTCTAATCGGCTACTAAATTCAGCATCGGATACACCTTCAATTCTTTCCAAATTACCATTCTTAACAAGATTCCACCAGGATACCATCCTAGTGTATTCTTCGTCAAGTTCCAATACAGCAAAATCGTTAAGTAATAAAGGTTTAATAGAACCTGTTTGAAAACATAAGTACATACCTTCTGCAAAATACGTAACTGTACCAAAAATGGCATCAGCTAAATCAAATGCGGTAATATGTTTATCCAACAATTTTTCATCAAACATTTTGAATCCGTGAATAGAAAATTGCAAGCTTGAAGCATCACATAACCCTAAGGTTACGATAATGCCCAACAATTTTGAAAATTGTTTAAAAGCTTTATTTCCTTTCACCAAACTCCAATTAGTTTGAAGATCACGTAACATGGTTAGCCACGTGGGATCATTGGTTCCTTGTTTTGTCATTTCCTGTTCTGTAATGATTTCTTGAACATAACCTATAATCACCGAAGTGATAGATTTGTCTGTAAAATCGCGTACATACAAAAACATAGTGGAAATAAACGATTGGTAAGTTGTACAATCTTGCAATGCTAATAATAGAGCTGCAACACCTTCTATATGTCTTCCGACACAATCAGGTAACTCTACACCAGCAAACGTTGCTAAATCATCAAATGAATCCTTGATAGTGGAGATAATCTCAACACCTTCTTGGGGTCCATACTTACTTTGTTTCCTTCGTGAAGATTTCTCGAGCTTCCACTCGTCTTTCTTCTTTCCATCCTTTTTCCTAAGATAAAAATTATCTTTTCCATTACAATTCTTGGCGTCGTATCTAACGACGGGGGTTGTTGCCTTTCGGCTGATATTCTTTCTTTGTTCACTACTCATGTTCTATTTATATAAGATCCATGAGCCAATGAACAGAGAAAGCGGGGGGGGCTTTCTGTACTGTTCAAAAGACGGGCCGCACTCTACTCCGGAATTTAATCCTTTCGAGACAATGGCTAGGAGCAAGCTCCTTCAAACCAACTTGTTTTACGGCCCTACGGCTCCGCGTGTTTATAAAAGTTATCCTCATACCGTATTCAATTACTTGAATATAAAATGTGAGTCTCAAGATGAGACGCGCCCAAAGGGTACACATCGATAATCGGCTTCTAAAAACCCGCGTGGAATAGGGGGGCTAAACTTTTCTGAAACGAGGTTTAGCGCTCGTGTGGTTACGATATATTTCTGGTACTACCATATAATACAAAGGCTTTTACAAATAAATTGATTTACCAAGATCAATATACTTTTTGTGCGAATTTATTTTCGTTTCATGGATGTGGCATTCATCCAAACTATTGTTTTCTCTATATAGAGGGGGTAATAGATACCCAAATCTCTTCAATATTTTAATTCATGAAGACAAATGAATGATTATTTTCTATTATATAGAGGGTAATCAACCGTTAGTTCTTTATTATTTATTTCGTAAAGCTAAGCGAAATTCAATTCAAATATTTAACAAGGCTAGAATCAAAGCCTTAAAATAGGGGATTTATTATTATTTGTGTTCGCAATAGACGAACAGAATAAAATGGGTCAGATCCATATAGTAAGTTAGTTTAACTAAAGGGCACCGTAGTGCCCAGTAGTTAAGTAATCTTTACCATATGGGCATATGTAATGCCAAATAATCCAACTGTCACCTGTAACGCTATGTGCGCTACAGG